CTACTACCCCTTCACAATGTTCCATAGTCTCCGACATAGGAGCTTGAAATACTTTAGATTGAAGGGTATCATCTGGAAATACCAGTGTTAAAATTAATATTATAACTTTCATCTTATAGAACTCCTATTAAATCCTTGAGATCAGGACATTTGTAATTCGATCCTTTAAGTACCTTACCATCTTTATTATACACCGGATTACCTTCCCCGTCAAGCTTAGACATATTAGAATCGTGAACCCTATTGAAAGAGGTATCAAAATCACTAGAAAAGGTATTAAAACTAACGAAAGTGCCGGATATAATATACTGGACATCTGTTAATTCCTTTAAAAAATCAGACCAATCTTGTTTTGTTGTTGTTTTTCCTTGCATTAATTTCATAGTAATCCTATCAATAACTTCAACAGTCTCCCCTACTTCCTCCAATAGTAATTGTTTTCTAAGCTCCAACAAGGATACCCGTGGGACACTGTTGATATCTAATCCCATTGCTCTATGAAATATCTGTACTTTTGATTCTCTGGACATATCTTTATTATACATAATTTAATTCAATTTATCAGGTTGATATCTAGTTAAATCCATGTAGCAACTATCAAATAATAAATTAATTGCTTTCCTTATCATATTCTTTTGCTCCTCTGTGCTATCCTTATCACCTAAACTAAAAACAAGAGTTGATAATAATTCTATTCTCCCTATGATTGTATCAGGAATAAAATTAATTATATGTCCATCCGTATCAATCATTTTCCCTCTCCTCTTTAAAGTCTTCGATGAAGTATTCTTTAGTATCTACATCAAAGATTTCTCTTAGTTCCTCATTATTCTCTTCAATTAACTCAGGAAATCTATCTATAATATCCTCTGAAGAAATGTTTAAAATTTCACATAGAAAGGAGGGGTCAGTTAAATTAGATAATCTGTTTAAAAACTGTTTATCCGGCAAGGACATTATTTATATCCTCCAATGTTGTAAATTTAAACCCTTCTTTTTTACACCACTGTCCCATGTTCATTTTACTATTTTTCCTTATTTTTTTTAATGGGTTATGTAGAACAAAAATTAATTCATACCCGTCTGGATATATAGAATTTCGTATTGACTTATACTTCTGTGTATCCCCAGCGCGAAAGAATCCTTTACATTCAATTAATATCTTACCGTTAATAAAATCAGGGATATAATTTCTATGAACAACGTAGGGTAATTTTAGGGACTCGTACTCATAAGCTACCCCTAAAATTAACCCTGTTTGTTTCTCAAAATTATTTCTATACTTAGGCACTAGACTTCTTAACATCTTTTATATTTCTTATAAGAGCGTGTGTCATGACTCCTCCAGAAGTTACAAAGGGAGAGCCATGTAACTCCCATTTTTCATTCAAAAGAATAGTAATCATTGATTCAAATTTTTCCGGTCTTATAGAAGTAACTACTTTAAATTCAATCATTTTTACCCCCTTTTTTTAAAGCGTCCTTTAATGTTTTTGTAATCCCTTCTTTTGAGGAATCTTTTTTAATAGATTTAGTCATGTCTACTCGTTTTCCGTCCGGTAGTAAGACTTCAAATGATGGCATTTAAATCAATCTCCTGTACGTTAGGTGGGTTTACTACTTTACTTAAAAATCTAGGTCCAGTTGAGTAAGCGAATGCTTTTAATTCTGGATAGCAATGTTTTTTGTACTGGCAGTAAGAACATATAGTAGATAGTTTTAAGTTGCCAGACTTGCCATCCGGAATGGGCTTTGAGCATTGAGAGGGAAGTTCTTCTCCCTCTACGGACTTTTTTACACGTTCTACAAGCTCCTCAATATCTTCATTATAATAATTATACATTGGATGTTTAGTATCGTCAAGGTCATAATTCAAAACACACAGATGTCCATTAGATTTATCCATTGCTAAGTATGCCCACTTACGTTCTCCTTCTGAGTGAGCATAGGCTTTTACTTGAGCTACATAACCAAACGGGTCATCAGCAGCCATTGTACCATCCTTAAACTTCTTAAACCCATAGGTACTTGTAGATTTAACATCGACAGTTACTCCATCGATCTTACAATCCATATGACCTTTAACTCCTTTAACCTCACAAACTTTCTGTTCATCAGTAACTTCATGGCCTGACATACGAGTAAGGAATAACAACATCTCTTCAATTATATTTCCATACATAAATTTAATAAACGTATGTGGTTGTATTTTTTCACCTACCCATTTGTTAAAGCTAAACCATTGAACCCTCTTTGGTTTACCAATAGCGGATAATCTCAATCCTTTTCTGTTTTGATAACCAGTAGAAGGTAAAAACTCTTTACGCATAAGAGCCTTCATAGCTTCACCAAATTTCTCAATCTCTGCTTCAGCATCTATATCTTCCGGAACATTTCTGTTCTTCATAAGAGTATAAATATCCTCAACTAATGTTGATAAAGTTTTACTCATTTACTATATCCTTTTCCCATGTAAACGTATCAGTATTTTTATCATAAAATAGAAACTGAACATCTAAGTTTTGTTGAATTTTAGTCTTGTTTGGAATACGATATATTCCTGTAGTTTTAGCCGGAGGCTGAGTTTTAACATCAACTAAAATAACTTTTTTTCTTGTAATATCTAACGTGATTATATCTACAGGACCAGTGGAAGATTCATTTCTAAATACATCAAACCCACTATCTAATAGAAAAGATAAAGCTTTTATTTCCGACATATCTCCTTGTCTTTTAGCACAGATTTCTAATGCGTATCTGCCCATGTTTTCCCTACCTTGTATTCGCCATCTAAGGGACAGCGTAAGTTAAATTTTATACCAGCAGCTTTTATACACTCCACTGCCAGCCATCCAAATTTCTCTGCTTGGTCTTCCCTAACTTCCGCTTGAAACTCATCATGAATATTACCTACAAATTTATAGTCTATACTATATATTTTAGCGTATTCATCAAGTATCGTCAAGGACTTTTTCATAACTACGGCTGCTGCGGATTGTAATAAGGTATTAAGTGCAGCGTGATTACTTCTTATAATTAGTTTACGATTATCTAACCCTCGAAGATATCCTCTAACAGTGGCACGTTCAACTCTTTCTCGTAAATCTCTAAGAGATGGTGTGTTCGAGAGAAATAATGTCTTAAGTCTTGCTCCATCTGATGATGAACCACTAATAATTGATCCGATTTTTCTGTCTCCTGCTCCGTAGAGGAAAGCATAGATAAAAGTTTTAGCAATGTCTCTTGTTGCAAGTCCAGCAGCCGTTTGGTTTGCTGAGTGTATATCACCGTGGAGGATCTCATGTGTGTACTCCTTATCGTTCATATAATGTGCTAACATTCTTAACTCTATTCCGGAAGCATCTGCACCTACCAGCTTCATTCCTTCAGGCACCGTCCAACAACTACGACACTCATTACCATAAGGAGAGTAACTAGCGGGTACTTGAGACATATTAGGACTACTATGAGTCATCCTGCCAGTGACCGCACCTATGGTATTAACGTAGCCATGAACTCTTCCATCTTCTTTAACCGCAGTAAGCCATGATTGTATTTGTGCATATCTTTTCTGAACTAATAAATATTCCGCTATTAACTGAGCCTCTGGAATACCAACCACTTTGGAAAGTATAGCTTCATCAACAATCACATGACCCTTCTCTGTAAAACTATCAGGCTTCCATCCAAAGTATTTCAAATGTCTACCTATCTGTTGACGGGAACCTAAATTAAACTCTGGAAAATCTACCCTACTAAAAGGACCGCATACAGACCTCCAATCATCACCAAGAAACTTAATACCGACATTGGAAAGCTCTCCGTTCTTTTTGTACTTAGGCCGTACTTCTTTAATAAGCACAGGCAATGGTTTAAATTTTTCATGAACTTCAACCTCTAGTTGTAATTTACGTTCCTTAAAGGTAGCTAATAAATCCCAACATTTCTTCTGATCTAACTTCCACCCATTTTGGATTTGTTGTGTAACCACTGACTGAACTTGATGTTCAAGATTGATACTTGTATCACCAAAATCAGCCAGCTTATCTGTAAGTATATCATAAACTTTCTGAGTAACTTTAAGATCTTGGATACAATATTGTTCCATCTCAGGACTGAAGGAATTAAAATCACTATGATCTCCTTTAGGAAAATTTAATCTATCACCCCATGATCTAAGAGAGTGACCTCCGTCTAACTGTGGGTTATACAGCCTTGATAAAATTAAAGTGTCTACAATTTTTAACCCATCGAACGATATGCCGATAAAGTTTTTTAAATGAACTGCATCGAAATCTATAAAGTTGTGTCCTATAATTTCTTCGTATTGATTTAACCATTGTTGTATCTCCTTTTTGTTAAATGGAGGTAGAAAATTTCTGACCTCTCCCAATTCGTTCAGAGTACCAATCATCCAGATTTTCGTAACGGGTAACTCTGTGGTTTCTATATCGACTATAAGCTTTCTTGTCATTGGTTAATGTCTCACCTCTTTTTAAAGCAACATGCTCAAGCCTATGACAGTTACTACATAGTATAACACATTTATCTGCTTCATCAAGTGTTTCTTTTTTTGGTCCTTTAACACCACGCCAACTGTTAACATCTAAACCCATTAATTTATTACTATCTAATGGGTGGTGAAAATCCAAAAGCTCAGTAGAATATTCCTCATTACAAATCTGACATCTCATTCCTGTACGTTTTTTTATGTACTGCTCTTTATTATAAACACCACTATGATGCCATTTCCTAGGTGGTTTAAAACTCTTCATCAGTTACCGCCTGTATCTCTGGAGGGTTGCCTTGTACTAACCTAGATGTATCTTGCTCATAGTATAACCAGCCAGCAGTACCAGTACGTCCAGTACGCCTACACTTGACAAGTTGTACCTTAGTGGAATTACGAGCATAATCATCATCCGATAATTTATCACGACTAAGTAAGATTGTATTAAATGCTATCTGATTAATAGAACCGGAACCCTTCATGTCATACTCACTAACATCATGGGCATCCTTAACCTGTGGCTTACGCATATGAGAAACAACAATGATACTAATGTTAGTTTCCTTTGCAAGCTTAAGGCAACGATCCATAAACGCATCTATCATGCCGTTCTCATTACTTGTTACAGCAACTTGTAACGGATCAATAATAACCACATCACAATCTAAACCTTTAGCCATAAATCTAATCTTGGAAAACAACTCATCCAGATCATCAGAACCTTGATGGTTATGAATATGTAACTTCTCATCCTTTTTAAGATCATCATAGAACTTACGGAACTCTTGATAGTTACGATCACCACTAGGAATGTTTGATAAATTCTTACCCATGTGGATAGAGACAAGCTTCTCTGTAGTCTCACCTAAACTACTCTCTAGGAAAGCTACACCGATCTTCTTATTGCTCTCCTGTTTCATACCATATA